CAACCCACAATAAACTTAGCCCCCGTAACTGGGGGCTTTTTTTTGCCTGCAATAATGCCTAGCGTCTGGATATTGCTAGCGTTTTGGATATGGACGCCGGGATTGTGTGCGCTGTATTGCACGCCCGTGCCACCCCAAAGCACCACCAAAAAGGCCACAGGGGTATTTTGTCGGCATGATTGACACAACGCGGGTGGGAGTGCGGATATATGAAAGGGGTTGCGGAACTATTAGCCGGGGTATAAACCGCAGAAAGCCGGGGTCGCACAGTGTATATTATGGATACTAGTCAAACCTAATAAAAACAAAGACTTAGCCATACAGGGGCGCGCATGGGCCACCGGGGGTGGGTATATATCTATATGCAATCCCGGTATATTTTTACTATTTTTTACCCTTTCTAGAATAAATCTTCTTGTTTTTCAATACCTTATGGCCTAACCGGGCTAATTCCTTGTAATAAGGATTGCGTTTTGAGGGTACTTTTTTATTTTTTTTATCCATATCGAGTATTACTGCGTATAGATATCCAAGCGAAGTCATTATTTTAATATTATTTCCACGCTGGTCCTGTTACCCAGCCTACTAGAGAGTACCGCACCCCCTCAGTTACAGGAGTAACCTCATGCAGTGTAAAACTGGGGAATATGATCAGGCTTCCAAGCTCTCTGGGTGCAACTGTAGGCGTCATGTCAGTGTGTAAAAGGAGATCACCTCCCTCATAGGAGTCTGCAGGGCTTAACTGCACACTGAAGCTTAACTTTCTAACTCCTGTAGCAGAAGAGTTTGTCGTAGTATCCATATGCTTGGTATAAAAGCCGTCATATCCAGCGGAGTAGGTAGAAAACTGCACAGCTTCTATATCAAAAATATCATATTCAAAGAAAGATTGATTAGCGTTTACGAGAACTTCGGTTAATTTTGAGAATAGGGGGTTGTTTGCTGGGTTATGTGCCTTGAAGAAGCACACATCAGAGTTTCTTACCTCAAAGTTAGTGTTGGCCTCTGCATTACCAACCTCACCCTTCTTTAAGAGGGTGGTCCGTTCATTTTCTTTCCCGTCGCGGATGTACTGTTTACACTCATCAGCGTTAAAGTATTGAATATACTGGGCAAAATTGTTAAAGGTGTACGAAGTCAAAGGCCACGGCCTTATGATCTCTTCCGTAGGGGTAATAAACGTACTCATATTCAGTCCTTTTGGGTAATTATATTACAATGAGGGCTAATATTAAGGGGGTATATGTATATTAAACCCCCGGAGAAGAGTTAACTCTTATTATACAGCTCATATCGGATTTGTCAAGCATAAAATGCACTATTTTATAATTTTTTACTTGACAACTTCGATATAATTGTTATAATAGATAGTTAGCAGCTATTAGTCCGTCTACACCCTATCAGCAATAGTAAAATATTTAACCCTAGAGGGTTGGGAGACAAGACTGTAGTAGCTGCACCCCTAAGAATTTACAATGCCTCAGTATCAAGGGCCTTATGCGGCTTTTACAATGATATCCAGCGTTCCTGAAAAACAACCGGAAGATGACACCTGCCTAACCTGTGTGTGTCAGCCGGGGGAATGCCACTGTCCAGAGCCTTGCGCCCACTGTGACTGTGGAGACTGTCACTGTAAGAAGATGTATACAAGAACCACTGGGTTTGGAACGAGTGGATGGGGAGAACCAACGGTGGAGATGGAATAATGGCAAGCAAACCAGACTATTTAGACTTTGATGGAGACGGTAACAAGAAAGAGCCTATGAAACAGGCCCTTGCTCAAAAAAAACCGCAAAAGAAAATGGGTGGTGGTAAAGTTTATGCCATGAACCGCAACATGGGCGGTTCCATCCGCAAACCCCGGATGAAATAATGCAAACGATTAGCCGTAAGGAATATGCAAAGGGCGGTGGAGTTCGTAAACCGGATGTAATGCCCAAAGGCAAAGGAATGAAGCGACCTACTAAACAGGGCGCTGGAATGACCGAGAAGGGTATTAAGGCTTATCGTGCGGCTAACCCCGGCTCCAAGCTAAAAGGTGCAGTGACCGGCAAGGTCAAGGCAGGAAGTAAAGCTGCGAAGAGGCGTAAGTCATACTGCGCTCGTTCTGCAGGACAGATGAAGAAGTTTCCAAATGCGGCTAAAGACCCCAATAGCCGTATCAGGCAAGCAAGAAAAAGATGGAAGTGCTAATGGCACGTAAAAAACTTACAAACAGACAAAAGACTACACTTAAAGAACATTCAAAACATCATACTAAGAAACATATGTCTAGTATGAAAACTGACATGAAAAAAGGAAAAACTTTTGGTGCTTCTCACAAGAAAGCAATGAAAAAGGTAGGAAAGTAATGGCTAAAAAAAGAGGACTGTACGATAACATTCAAGCAAAGCGCAAGCGAATAGCCGCTGGTTCTGGAGAGAAGATGCGTAAGGTAGGGGCTAAAGGTGCGCCTACTGCCAAGAACTTCAAGGAAGCTGCAAAGACGGCTAAAAAGATGTATGGCGGCGGAATGGTACAGACAGGCACTCCAGACAAAGATAAGATCATGGGTGCAGCTTCCATGCAGCAGAATCCGCAGCAGAGCCTGATGCAAATGAACCGCAACAAGGTTACGGGCATGATGGGTGGCGGTAAGGTTAAAGAATATTCAATGGGTGGTGGAGTACGTAAAGTACGTTACTGATGGCAGAAGGACTCCTACCCTCACAGAAGAAGAAGAAACGAGAGCTAACTGAGATGCAGTCTGCATACTTAGACGCTCTCATGGACAATGGCGGCAATAACGCTGCAGCACTGCGCGTAGCCGGATACTCCGAAACTACTGGCAAGGCAGTCATGAACTCCCTTGCAGATGAGATAGTAGGCAGGGCTAAGAATATGTTAGCCGCTAATTCAGTAAAAGCGGCAGCAGGTCTTGTACAAGCACTAGACGATGATGGAACCATCCCACGCGCTGAACAGCGTATAAAGGCAGCGGAATCTATTCTTAATCGGGTAGGAGTGGGCAAACACGACAAAGTTGAACATAACGTTACTGCTTTACATGGAGTGGTTCTTCTCCCCGCAAAGTCTGGGCAGGATGATCCTATTATCATAAATCATGAATAAGATATTCGTAGAAGTTAAACTGTCGCGGACCAGAAAGCCCTTGAGCTACCCCTGCTACATTCGTGGCAAGGGCCAGTTCTATAAGACGGTAGAAGTAAAGACCGTAGAAGATTTTGTTGTACAAGCTTACGCAATTGATCGTGGGCTAATCAAAGAGAACCAGATCGTACAAAATGGCTGATGATTTAAGAAGAGCAATAACAACAATCAGGGATGGACTCAAGCTTCAGATTGATAGATCAGAGAAAGGCAAAGAAACAGCCTTTACTGCTCGTTCCCGTGATCTTGGTATTGCTGATCCAGACATACAAAGAGATGTGAGTAATGCACAATTAGTCCAAGGTGCTATGGGTGCCGCCTATTTAGCCGCAGATTATTTTCTTGATCCTGATAAATACAGTGCAGAGGCGTTAAAAGATAAAGCGTCTAGAACTGCAGTTGCAAGAGTTGTACAAGAAGGTGAGAAACTTATTAATAACCAGTTACCAGAGGGACTAAACCTAAACATTGACTACAAGGGTTTGGGTTTTGAAGATGTAGCGGAGGGAAGACTGCCCGCTGTAGGAGCATCCTTTGAAAGACCCGTCGAGCTAGGCAGGTTTAAAGGGACTGCAGGTATTAGGGGCAGCATTGATCCTGAAAGTAAAGGGTATGGGGTACGCGCTGAAATTAAAGGTAGATTTGCAAAAGGCGGCAAAGTTAAAAAATACGCAAAAGGTGGACACGTTAAACAATACTCCAACGCCCCAAGGAAACCACGACTAAAATAATGGCAGTAAAAAAGAAGAAGACTACAGGGAATACCAAGATAGTATTTCACAAAGGTAAAACACTTGGACGATTTAGATCACCAGAGCGAAGGCACAAAAAGAACATCCGAAGAAAGCCTCCTGCCTTTGGTTGATAAGGCTGATGTAAGAGAAGAGCCTGTAAAGCGCAGGGGCCGTCCTAAGTTAGCCGAAGGTGAAAAGGGCAACTACCGCATCTCGGCAAAAGAACGTGCGCGGAGAGCATCTGTCGCTGCAGTTCGCAACGCTGACAGGGCTAAGAAAAAGGCGCAGAAGAAAGCTTCCAAGGCCAAGGAAAAGAAAGACAGCATCAAGAAGGTTGAACAGGCTTTGTTCAACAAGAACGGTGCTAAAGTTATTGAAGATACTACACTACAGAATGTACCAAAACCCGTAAGGGAGTTAGTAGAGGATGAAGCAGAAGTTATCTTCAAGCCCAACTCAGGGCCGCAAACAGACTTTTTGGCAAGCC